AAATGTCAATCGCTATTTTTGATTTTCCTGTGCCCATATCAGCTAACAAAGCAAAGTAATGGTGATCTTTAAAACGGTTAAATGCTTCAAGTTGATGAGGAAATGGGGTTGTTTTAAAATCCATCTTTATATATCACCTTTCTTTAATTTTTCGATTTTATTTTCTAACGCTCTAATGCGTTTTTGCAATTGCAGTTTCACCTTAACAGCAGAGTTGAAAGGAAAATTATCAGCTTCAGATGCTAACACCCTGATTTTTCCGTCTATTTTCTTTGACTTTAATTTACCGTACTGATTTCCTTTGTTGATAAGGTCATAAATCTGGTTGGTAAAACGATTAGTTCTCATTGCAAAGTCTTTAATCGAAATGTACTCCTCTTTGGTTACCATCAAAATCTCTCCTCGTCTAAATCTTTTATATCCAGAACACAATCAAATCTGGTTTTATCTTTTCTGATTCCAGTGTGCCAATCAATCTTTGCGTGCATTAGTTTGCGATGTTTATTGCTCAATTCTTGACCGTCAACGATTACTACTTTTCCCATAAAAGCAGGGTCTAATATAAGAGAACCGTCTTCAAGTTTATTCGCAGTAAGTTCTAATCTCATGTCTTCAGGGATGCCGGTAACAGTGGCTATGTGATGTTCTCGATCCTCTTTTGTGTATACGGACAGTTTCAGACCCCCAATAAGATTACGTTTAGTGTGTTCAGGGGTCTTGATAAACCCACTGATAAAGGCGTCTATATTGTCTCCTATCTCTCCACTCATGCTTCGTTTAACCTTTATAGCGTGCGTCTTAAGCCTACCACCTGATACGTAGCCTTTGTCTACGTTCTTAAGCACAACACCTTCCTTGCCTTGTTTCCATATAAGGTTAAGGAAGCGTTTTTTGTTTACGCTTACTTGTTCCACAACCATTAGGTTAGTGGTATGAAGACCTACGGCGTCTTTAAGGTGTAAGCGTCTTGCTTCTAAAGAGTACGTGAGGGATAGCGGTCTCGTAGCAAAGCCGAGATCAATCGGGTTACTAAATAAAATACAATCAAAGCACATGAAGAGAAGATTGGCTCCGTTGTGTTGAAGCAACTTAGCCCTGTCTGAATTTGACCCCAGGATAGCTCCAACAGCATCAAGAGTGTTGGTGGACAACAAACCGTCCAAAGTCTCTACCTGTTCCATACATATAGCTTCTGAATCAATAGCCCAAGCGTCTTGCCAATTGACTATACCAAGTCCAGACTCACCTAACACCACATGATTGGTATAGTCAGTTGGCAAGAAGTCTACGTCCGATAGGTTTCCACTCCAGAAACGCAACTTGTCTCCAGGAACGTAAGTAATAACAATACGCCATCCGTTAAATTTTTCTTCTGCAACCCACTGGTTATGGTCTATTTCTAATATGGAGTATTGCTCTACCGATTTCATCTTATCGTATCGATAAGCTTTCATTGGCGTAATTGACCGCCTCATCTGGCAATGTTGTCCTTTTATGCTTCCTGGTTCGTATTTGCGTTCAAAATAAAAGTCTCCTAACGCAGTTTCTAAATCCCTGGCCAGAATACGTCCGTTTACACCTGTTCCAACGCTTGGAAGTTTAACTCCAAGGTGTTTCATTTTTTCAAGCAACGTTTCTATTTTCATGCTTTCTCCTTTTCAAGTCGGCTAATTTGATTGTAAGCTCAACATACCGCTTTAAAAAATTAGACGCTACGGCTTTATAGTTTTTTGTTTTATCAACGTAACTTTCAGAAATCCTCTTGTAATGTGGCAATATTCGCACTTTTGTAAGGACGTCCGCTTCTACACAAGCCGCAAGTGTATCTATCTCCTCGACAAGCTCAACAAAGTTTTTATTGTACACGTCTTTGAGTTCGTTTTCTTTAAACCCCAGTTCGTAATACACCTTCTTCATTATCCTGGCTTCCAAAGCTGAAAAACCTTGGAAGGATGATTTTATAGGACGAACAATGTCCCCTACATAAGCTTCAGAAGCGTCATGAAACATCACAGCTAAACTAAGATGCGGTTCGGACAAACCAAACAATTCAAAAGCGATCTTCTCGCACATAAGACTGTGTGACGCTACGCTGTACGGCCTATTGGTTTGGCCATTGAAGCGATTAATTTTAGGCAAAGCCCTTATAACGTCAGCAATGTCAACTTTAAACCCTTCTGGATTAAGTACGTCAATTTCTCTATTGTAAGCGATGTAATTTGAGGTAGGTGAAGCCAATTTAGATAATTCCTTTCTGTAAAAAGTTATACGCTTTTCCGTATTTGTTGTTGAATTTAGAAGCCTGTCGTTTAGTTGCTTCAATACCGACAGCGGCACAGGCATCGTTAAACTTCTTATCAACAACACGAGCAGCATTAGCTAATCTTCTCTTTTTGTCTCCTGCGGATTCTGCAGTAGTCACTACTCTTACCCAGGGTGTTCCTGTTGTGCTTAATTCTTTGGCCATTTGTCTGTCTCCTTCTTTGTTGTGGGTGATTGAAAAAGTGTAACGCTAAAAAAGCGGAGTAACCAAAGCTACTCCACTTTATTCTAACTACACTTGAGGGATGTAAATAACGCCTTCGATCTCTAAAGGTTTATGAACGCAATCTCCATCTTCACTTATAGGTAAATCAAGAGCGCCGACAAATTCATCTGAACAATCGGCTTCAGGATCTTGTCTGTATACGTCATAGGTCTCAACTTCTGACATGGTAATCTCCTTATCGTTCGATTAATTTTTTCAAAAGTTTTCCACAAAGCTCGTCAAGTTTGTACTCAAATCCGAGAGTGCCGTCTCCGTCACCTTGAATATGACAAATTTCATGACACAAGGTTGACAATAGTTGGTGCATTCGTCCAGGTAAACAAAGCATTTGATTAATAAACACAACGCCACCTTCGCATTTGCCAAGGGGAGCATCGTCGAAAATTTTGAAGAAACGTACTTCAAAAGGCGCTTCCAGGATGTCCATAGCGACATTGACAGTCTTCCTAATATTGTCGTCCACTTCGATAATTTCATAAATGTCGTTGTTACTTAAGATTTTTTCAACTGAAGGCAACCCCCAGTTTTCAGGAACAAGCTTGGAATCTACAATTTTGTGGCCTTTGATCACAGCGACAGTGTTTTGATAGTCGTTTTCTGAAGAGACAAGCGCTTCTTCTCCGTGAATATTATAAAACGCTTCGTGCAGTCGGGCTTTTGCCCAAGAGTCAGGAGAATAGCGTCCTTTCAATCCTCTCATTTCAATAGAATTTGGATTCTTCATTATGTTATCATAAACGTCTTGCGGATGTTCTGTGTTACCGTTGGACAATTCATTTCCAATAGCGTTACGCAAATCCCAGGAGCTTACAGTCGAACGATCTCTGTTCAATGTCATGTTCAGATTCCAGTCGTATAAGGTTTTTTCTTCTATGTTACAGATAAATACACCTTTGCAATACAGCCTTGCGTTAGCGTTTGACTTTCTTTCAAAAAGGACACGATCACGTTTAACAAAATTGTTGCTAATAAAATTTTCGACGTCCGGCATATGCAGGATAATCTTGCAACCATCGTACTTCTTTTTAGGGGAAATAACTGCAGATAATACTCTTTCAGACAAACCTTCTTCAGCTTGAAGCTTGAAAGTCATGTGACCTTCTGGACTGAATACTTCAAGACCATACCCCATACGAGTAGCAACAAGCGCGGCGAGTTTAAAGCCTTCACCAAATTCTCCAATATTGTCGTTGTTGCCTCTGGAGGTTGACGCTCCAAGTACTGTAAGTCTTGCCAATGAAGGTGTTTCGGTTGTTGCGAAGGTAACTGAATGAGCAGTTACATATTGGGTAAAATCAGAATCAGCATCAAGGAAATTACAATATATTTCTCTTACAATTTCCCATTGTGCCCAGTTAGGTACGTAGTTTTCAGATAAGTTTAATGATTTAATAGCCATGGGTGAATGACTCCTTTTTAAACGGATTAAATTTGAGAGACCTTACACTTTATAGTAAACAGCTTTGGTCATTTTAGATAACGCTTCTTCCAGGGTATTTAAATCCTCATCGGACATTGTATCGACTTTATCCGCAATACGCTCAAGATAAGTTGACATATTATCGACAATTGATGCTAAATCCAATTTGGATCGGTATTTTGTAGGCATTGTTACTCCTCTTTGTAAAATAAAAGTATTATGTTATCGCTCTTTTTCTTCTAATGCGATAGTTTATTGGTGTTAAGAACCGCTGACCTGTTGCTTTTAAACATTTGATTTTCGCCTTTTTAATGCAGATCCTTTTCAATACAATCAAAACAACGGAAACAACGGAAACAACGGGAACAACGGAAACAATCGGAACAATCGGAACAACGGGAACAATCGGAACAATCGGAACAACGGGAACAACGGGAACAATCAGAACAATCGGAACAATCGGAACAATCGGAACAACGGGAACAATCCGAACAATCCGAACAATCGGAACAATCCGAACAATCCGAACAATCGGAACAATCCGAACAATTTTTTAACGTTTTGCTACGTCTTTTTGCTTGATCTTTAGTAGTATTTAATTTTAACCAACTGTTATTATTTTCGTCTATCCAATGAGTTTTTGTTTCTTTAAGCATTTTTTCTCGTTCCTTTTTATTTAAGCGATAGTTTTATTGGTGTTGCCCAGTTTAAGGACTTCCTTGACCAGATATGCGGTGATGTATGTGGTGATACTGTTCCAGGAACAGTACTTATCCTTAGATGAATCTACAATTGTTTCAACGATGATAATTCTATCGTCCTGGTAAACGTTAACCGTCATCATGCCGTCGCGTGTAGTGGACAAATTTCCATGGTTGCTGGTTGCTTTGGCATACAATTCAATAGCAGGATGCTTTTTGACGAGTACTTCGTCAATCTTGTCAATAATTGCGTCAAGAGGAATAGTTGCTCCACCTAACAGCAACAGCAAGTCTCCATTAGCGTGCATCGTCTTGAATTTAGCTTTGGTGATGGGGCGTAGTCTCATGATTAATAATCCTCATCCCATTGTTCGCCGTTGGCACGAGCGAGTTGTTTCCAGTTGGTGTTGCGATGTTTCTTTTCGCAAGCCTCGCAAAGGCAAGGATAACCAGACGGCATTGTATTGCCACAGCGTACTGTGATTTCCTTATAACCATAACCAGATTTAACGTATACCGTCATCTTCTTTCCACAAGGCATGATTGTTTTCCTTTCACTGCCATGTGAGCGGAGGATTTGAATTCTTCGTTGGCCATTTCACTTAGTTCATTGGCGCGCTGTTTTGAAAACATGTTCGGAGATTCGTGTACTTCACAAGTTGGGTCGTCTTGTTTAATCCAAATAACCGTGTGCGTCTTGTTTTCTTTCATTGTTTTTTTTTTTTCTCCTTTTGGTATAAAGGCGTTAGTGTTTGGTGGTTGACACCCGTCAACCGTAGCCCCTGTAGGATTTACAGGGAATCTAAAAATTATCATATTTTTTCAGTAAAGTCAAGCTTTTTCGTAAAATATTTTACCCTACGCAAGTGATAGATTTTATAGGGGTTTACGCGTGTCAGGATCGTCTGGTTGCGATGAACCTTAGTGGGGCGAGGGTTTATGGCGGTCGGCAAAGTATAGTAGTTAGTGGGTTTGCGGTTTTGTGTAGCAACGGTTAGGAGTTATCGGTATCCCGCAGCGGTTAAAGTGAATAGCCGGTATACAGGTATGACAATATGGGTCGAATCAGGTATGGTACGGCAAGGGAATACAGCCGATAATAATGGTTATGGTACGTCCAGAAAACCGCCAAAAACGGTCCAAATCGGTCCAAAATCGTACGATATCCAGTTGTACTATGTATTCATATATTTTCAGTCATGGGGTCATATGGCGGAGACGTCTGGTGCAGTAACGTACTCGATGTCCTGGTGTACGCAAAATCAGACGATATCTGGAATACTATATTTTAGTCTATCAGCAGAAAAAGTGCGCAAAAAAACCCGGTCAACTTATCGTTGACCGGGTTACGTGTAAAGGTTAGTGGTTGTAAGGTTTATTCGGCTTTGTCGGCGTCATCCTTAGCAGGAGTAGGGTCAGTTTCCGTTGCATCGTCGGCAACCTTAGGTTTGATAGACTCTTCAATAGACTTGCCTTTGAACGCCTTAGGCTGATCAGCGCCTACAGCCAACAGTACCCATGATTCGGTGTCTTCGTTGAATTCAATCCACCGTCGTGCTGCCGGTACCGCTTTTTTCAGCGCTTCGCGTACACGTTTACGAAATTCACTACGCCCCATTTTCGTTTCCTTGAAAATATCCAGTTCGCTGATAGCAGTTCCAACATTCGCAAATTTTTCAATCAGCGTATCCACGAAAGTCGGGCCGCTGGCACGTGTGCCACCACCACCAAACGCTGCTTTGCCGATGACTCGCGTAATGGCCTCCTGCACATCCTTAGGCAGTTTAGCATAGGGCGCGGTATCGGTAAACGCTTTTAATTTTCCCTTTGCGGCTTTCATTTCCGCGTTGTTGGTGTCCCGAATCAGCTTTTCCCTTGCTTCTTTAGCTTCTTTGTCGGTCAAGGGCGCGTCAGTCTTAGAGCTTGTAGCATCTTTGTCAATGTTCTTGCCGGCGTTCTTAGTTGTGTTAGGCTTTGCCATGGGTGAATCTCCTTAATCTTAGTGCCGTTAGGCGTTGTGGCCGTTGGTGGCCGATCCATCGGAAAAACCCGATGGAAAATCAAATTTTCACGGATAAAATAGGAAGTCAACAATTATTATCCACTTATATTTACAGTGTGTTGCGTCGCTGTTGTCCACAAACCTTAGTGCCGTTAGGATTTATCCCCCTCCTATTTTTAATGTCCGGTGGAATGGTTGAATGCAAGTATCCGCAAAAGGTAGCAAAATTAGGCGTTCAGGTGGTCAAACGCTGCGGTGGCCAGGAGTACTAAGATTTACTGGTGGTTTGGGTAGGAAATTCCTGATCGTCTGATTTTGGTCGTATCAGGGCGTCCGTGAGCCTTAGTGCTGCTAAGGTTTGCGTGGAATCGAAAGATCGTCGATCGGTTGATGTAGTCGTGTAGGGTTATGGTTTATCGTCTGATTTTGGGCGTGTCAGGCGTATTCTTGTGGACATCCTGTAGTGGAAGGCGTTGGCGCTAACAGTAGCTGTTACTACGTTTCGCGATTGGGCAGTCGTATAAATAATTATACTTGTGGGCGTAGCGTGATTGTATACAAAAGTATACGCTTCGCGTTCATGGTAAGTTGTTGTTTTCATTGGAAAAGATAAACCTTAGTGCCGCTAGGATTTATGGCGTCTGATTTTGTGGCGTAAGTGGTTGTTTTTACAAGATATAATTTTTCCTATTTGAGCGTTACGTTTACGTGTCTCCGCAAGCCTTAGTGCCGCTAGGATAGTTCCGGTACGGAAAATAGCGTAACTTTTTGCTCCTCGCGAGCCTTAGTGCCAGTAGGCTCGGTACGAAATTCCGTTCGGGACGCTGTTTTTGGGGACGCGGATTTTGGGAAGTGAGGCGGATAAGTCACTGTATTTATAGGTGTGACCCCTATAATTCCAGTGAGTTGCGTGCCGTCCATCGGCCAAAAACCAACGGATACGTAACGTAACGGACGGAACTTCGTACCGACCTTAGTCTTGCTAAGGTTTGCGGGTAATTTTTTCGGTACGGGATAAAACGGAACGGAACTTCTAATGAAATCAATGACTTACCATGAATGGTAACGCGCTTCGGTAAACTTTTTTCAAAAAATTATGTCGAATAAACCGTAATGGACGCTTTAAGAAGGACCATATACATATGTAAACTATAGTAACCACTATGTTCTACAACCACCTACCGTCAACTCTACACTTGTTAGCGTCTATCGTCAATCGTATCTCTACTACAATCAATACTGTACACGCGTCAACCCTACACCTGTTAGCGTCTATCGTCAACCCTACACCAGCCTTATTAAACAAAAGGCTTACGCATAAGCCTTAGTGCTGTTAGCGTCTATGTATAAGCCTTAGTGCTGTTAGCGTCTATGTATAAGCCTTAGTGCTGTTAGGGTCTATGTATAAGCCTTAGTGCTGTTAGGGTCTAGCTTTATGACATGGTGTGATGAAGTGAGGAGTTGATGCGGTGCTGATGTCGATGTCGATCGGCGGGTGTGGGGTGTGATGATGATAGGGGGGGTACACCACCTAAACGCAAATTAGAAATAGATTTAAAAAGTCCGACTCTCAGCAACCTCGTCAAATCCCTATATTCTAAAACCGTTAGGCTTTCACAAACACCACACCAAACTCAACAATCCCCAACGGTTTTTATTTATACCAGAACGTAAAAAATGCTTGACTTTTACAGAAACCTTAGTAATAATAGACTTCAAAATAAACTTTTATTTCCGTTAAAAACTTTCATCTGCTCTATCTACAAGGCGTAAACGATGCCACTATCAAACGACAACATACAAGAAGAGCTTACGTTATTACAAAAATACGATCTCCTTGTACATATTATAGAAGAATCTTCATTATCTTTAAAGGAAAGATTAAAAGGTATAACTGCGTTATTTTCTACGTTTTCTCCAGAACAAGACGAATACCCTTACGATGAATATATAACTGAATACGTGTTGGAAGAATACGCCTACGCCAGAAGCTTAGGGTTATCTATTGCAGATAGCGCCTACTCTGCGAAAGTAAGCGCTACATTGTTTAATGAAGCGCTTTTCGGTGTTAAAGTTTCTCTTGCTACCTTTGTAAATATTGCAAAAGCAGAGTTATATGGACAAGCAACGATGAAACGAAAACATTTAGGAAAACTTGATACCGCATCCGCTGACGGCGCGCTGAAAGGTACTATTGCTTTTCTGGAGAAGATATATCCTCGTGAATATGGTCAGAAAGCTTCACTGGAATTGTCAGCTAACGATGACTTTAAGAAAATGTGGCAAATTGAAGTTACACATGTTGAAACACAACCAAAAGAGACACCTAAGTGAAGCTTAAATTAACCATAACGCCAAAATTTCTTCCTTTTCTGCAAAAGAAGAAGCGTATAAAAATTGCGTTTGGTGGCCGTGGCGGTACAAAATCGCAGACCTTTGCGGACATGTTGTGTTTGAAGGTGCAAACAGAAGGATTAAAAGTTGGGTGTTTTAGAGAACATCAGAATACATTAGAAGATTCAGTTCATGCTTTAATTAAAGATGAGATTATACGTCTTGAAGTTCCTGGTTTTAAGATAACAGATAAAGCAATAAATTGTGAGAGTGGTGGTGGGTTTAAGTTTCGTGGGCTGGCAAGGAATATGGGGGGAGTCAAGTCTTTTCATGGATTCAACGTCTTTTGGGTGGAAGAAGGCGAATTCCTTAGTGAAGACTCTCTCCGTATTCTGTTACCTACGTTGCGTGCCACTAATTCAGAGTTGTGGATTTCAATGAATCCAAAGTATGAAGAGGATGCGATTAGTAAACGTTACATTTTGCCTTATTATGATCAACTTTTAAAAACTGGAGTTTATGAAGATGAGGATCTTTACATAATATGGACTAATTATGATGAGAATCCTTGGTTTCCTAAAGAGTTGGAATCCGATCGTGTAAGAGATTTTCGCGATCTACCAAGATCGGATTACGATCACGTCTGGTTAGGGCATTTTGATACTAAAATTGAAAGCGCTTTAATTCAACGAGAATGGTTTGACGCGTGTATTGACGCGCACAAAACATTAGGTTTTGCGCCTCTTGGCGCTAAATTAGCTTCGCATGATCCTTCCGATACTGGACCCGATAGTAAAGGATATGCTTATCGTCATGGCTCGGTAGTTTTAGATATACAAGAAATGATGCATGGGGATATTAATCAAGGGGGAGATTGGGCGACAGGACTCGCGCTTAATCAGGGTGTAGACGCTTTTAATTGGGATTGCGATGGAATGGGAGTGGGGTTAAATCGACAAATAAACAAAGCGTTTGAAGGAAAACACACAGTTGTAAGTATGTTTAGAGGTTCTGAAGAAGTAGATTTGCCCGAAGCCATTTGCGAAAATTCAACGGCGTCGTCGATTCAAAATCAAAAAACTAACAAGGAAGCTCTTAAAAATAAACGCGCACAATTTTATTTGACTCTTAGAAATAAAGTTTATAATACTTTTCTTGCTGTGACAGAAGGGCGATATATGGACCCAGAAAAGTTAATATCCTTTTCTTCAGAAATTGCTTTGCTTAATAAAGTTCGTTCAGAGCTTTGTCGAATGCCAATTAAGCCGAATGCCAATGGCTTATTTGAGTTATACACTAAACAAGACATGAAAACAAAATTCAAATTTAAATCTCCAAATCTTGCCGATTCGGTAATGATGTTAGGAAGAATGCCTTTGTTCAATCAAATTAATATAAAGTTGCCCAAACCTATAACCCCAATGGGGTTAAGAGTTGTTAAACCAAGAAGTCTTTGTGCGTAATAAGGATTGAGAAGTGGCGAAATTTACTTTAAAAGAATTAAAAGACCTACACGAAAAGGCTTACAACTACAGTCAAACGAATAGGGAAAAAGCCGCAAATGATATGTTGTTCTATTTTATTACTCAATGGGACGACGATACGTTGGTAGAATCGCAGTTGGCTTATCGTGGAGAATTTAATATTCTTAAAAAAGCTGGAAGACAAATCATTGCGGATCTTGCCGCAAATCCTGTAGAAATAGATTTTGAACCCATAAACGAAACAAGACATGATGCTGCAGAATTGGCTGATGGATTGTATAGAAAAGGATGTAATCACAACACTTCAATTGAAGCATTTGAAAACGCAAAACAAGAAAATGTAGTGTGTGGAAACGGCGCTTGGGAAATATACGCAGAATATGAATCCAATCGTTCTGGTAATACGAATCAAGTACTTAAAAGACGACCTATTTACGAATCTAACGCTACTGTTTTTTGGGATCCAAATGCAAAATTATTGGACAAATCTGATGCGCAGTATGTGTCTAAACTTACTGCTTATTCCGAAGATGGATATAAAATACTTGTAAAAGACTTGACAGGAGAAGAACTTGACAGCGTTAATGTAGAATCATTTAAAACACCGCAACAAGATTATGCTTTTCCTTGGTATATAACTGGAGAAGGCAAAAAAATATACGTAGTTTCTTTTTATCATAGAACTAAGGTAAAAGAAAAAATGCTGACGATGGTTGATCCTTTTGGAACGAAAATGGAGTTAATAGAAGCCGCGTTAGAAAAAGTTATGGACGACATGATGTCCGCAGGGTATTCTATTGAAAGCGAGAAAATGATAGAGCGTTGGCGGGTAATTAAGTATATCGCTTCTGGCTCTGAAATTTTAGATTCCTCTGTAATTGCTGGAGAGCATATTCCTATAGTGCCGATATACGGAGAGCATTCGTATGTTGACAATGAAGAGCATTATGAAGGTGTAACGCGTTTAGCTAAAGATCCTCAACGACTAAGAAATTTTCAATTGTCATATCTTGCTGATATTTCTTCGCAATCGCCCAGAAAACAACCTATCTTTTTTCCCGAGCAAATAGCTGGTTTTGAGTATATGTATCAAAATGCCGGTATTGAAAATCGTTATCCTTATCTTCTGCAAAACAGGACTGACATTAATGGACAACCTCTTCCAATAGGTCAAGTGGCTGAAATGCCGGATCAAGCTATTCCTGCAGCGCTTGCAGCATCTATTCAAGTATCAAGACAAGCGGTTGAAGATGTTGCAAATCCCGGTCTTCCACAAGATATCGCTGATCCTGATTTATCCGGAAAGGCTGTAATTGCTCTTCAAAATCGTTTGGATATGCAATCGATGGTTTACCAAGAACATTATAAACACGGAAAACGAAGAGACGCGGAAATATATGCTTCAATGGCACCAGAAATTTACGATGTGCCAAGAAAAGTTAAAATAGAATTACCGGACGGCACTAAAAAAGACGTCCAGGCAATGAGTTCGGTTATTGATAAAGAGACCGGTGATATTGTTTTTCTTAACGATTTGCGAAGTTCAGAATTTGACGTAACCTCTAAGATAGGGCCAAGTTTCGCAAGTAAGCGCGATCAAACAATTGATCAAATCAAAGACATGCTTATGATGATGTCTCCTGAAGATCCAATGAAAAGAGCTTTGCAATTAAAGCAGTTGGCGCTTATGGATGGGGTTGAATTCGACGATATAAGAGAATATGCGAATAATCAGTTAGTACTTTCTGGTGTTAAGAAACCACAGACACCTGAGCAAGAAAAAATGCTTAAAAAAGCGAAAGAAACTCCAAAAGAGCCAGCTGCGGATATGGTCTTAGCAAAAGCTGAAGAATTAAAAGGCCAAGCAGACCTTATGAAAGAGAAGAGAGAGGGTATAAAAATGCAGTTAGAAAATGAGCTTGAAAAAGACAATCAATATATTGACGTCTTTAAAGCTACCACTGACCGCATGAAAGTTCAAATTACAGCAAAGCAAGCCGGAGCGACCATTAACAAAACTGACATTGAGTCTATAGGCGCTCAATTGGAAAACCACGCTAAGGTGTTAGAAATGATTCCTAAAGGCGGAGGAAAGAAAGCAAAAGAAATTGAAACCGAAACGTATGATTTTAATTCCTCTTTAGACGAAGAACTTTTAGAAATGTTAAATACATAAAATGCCAAATTTAAAAGGTTTAAATTTAAATATTGATTCAAATCAAGACCGTCTTGAAAAGACACCTTCTTGGACTGAACGGTTAGGCAATAAGTTAAGTGTGCTTACTCCTCAATCTGTAACGGAACCTGGCTTTGTTGGCGCTTTAGCCCAACCAACCGATGCGCCAAGGGACATGTCAAATTTTTCTTCTTATATGGGTAGCGGTTTAAGGCGTGGAATTGTAGATCCGTTAAAGCGTTACGCCATGGCCGTGGAGAAAGGAATGACAGGACAAACTCTTTCTGCAGTAGATATTTTAGCAATAACAGAGGTTAATATGGATGTAGCTATGGGTGGCTTTTTGAAAAAAGGGATTGATCCAAATAAAATTCGATCTTTTCCAGCTTGGCACGGTGGTGCAACATCTTTTGATAAGTTTGCTGATCATGCAATCGGCTCAGGAGAAGGCGTACAGGCTTTTGGCCCAGGCCATTACCTTACAGATAGTAGAGGAATTGCTGATAGTTATGCAAAAACGGTTGCGGCAGCAGCAAAAGAAGCACATTATACTTATAAAGGGAAAAAGTTGGATCCTATTGGAAATTATGATACTCCAGAAGAGTATGCCTTGGGTATTTTAAACGAAGGATTAGTGGAAACTTCTGGCGATTCAAAAGCCGATATTAGACGAGAAATAACTCATTTAAAAGAAGTGGGTAGAGAAGAACTTGAGCGTAAAAATACGGGCGCAGGTAGCGATTATGGTTTAGACGATGAAGACATGACAGGAAATTACAGTTACGAGGATTTCATAGACGGTTTGTATGAGTTTACAGATAAATTAATGGAAGACGATTTTAATTTTAAAAGCGGGAATGAAGTTTTTTATAACGGCAAAAAAACTTTAACTTCTGAGGATATTTTCGAAGGTGTTGTTGACCTTGATGATTTAAACGCTAAGGAAAAAGTTGAATTAGCGATGGCTACAATAATAAAAGAAAATACGCTTCCTTCTAAGGACATAAAAAGAATAGCCAAAAACCATGTAATTTCAATAATGGGTGAAGACGAAAATGAATTAATAAAATACGCAAAAGAAATCGATAACATAAATGTTTCTGCTTTTGAACTTAAAACCGCACAAAAAAACCTCTACAAAACCACCATAATGAAAAACAAAGCGCCAGACGAATATGATTTTATTAATTGGCATAAACCTCTTAATCAACAAGACGTAAAATTAAATTTCTCAGAAGAGCAATTAAGCGATTTAAGAAAAGATCAAGTTTGGAACGACTTTGAAACAGACGCGGAAAAAATATTACCTGGAGGTTTAAAAGAAACTTCTGTAGAAGAGTTTGCTTTGTATTTAGAAGATTTTGAGAATCAAGACTACGTAGTTGATTTTCTAAAAAGGCATCCTTTTGTAGATTTAAATAAAAAATCAAGAGTAATGGAAAAACTTAAAACTACAGACATTTGGAAAGGGATGGAAGAAGTTCACGTTGAAGAAGGTCTTAAGATGGATGAAAATATGACCATTTCTCAATTCATCGAACGTGCAGAGCAAATGTTTGTTCCTGAAGAAGAGTTGATTAAAGAACTTCAAAAAGCAGGCTTACCAGGAATAGTTTACGACGCTGGAACAATCGCAGGAGGAGCAAAGCCTGGAACAAAAAATTACGTTGTTTTTAATCCCGACGATATAAGTATAGACGAGCATTATGTTGACGGGATTTTGCAGAAGCCAACTGATTAAATGGCGCTGTGCTGGACAGTTTCCAGAAAAGCCTTGTCGATAAGGAGACTATCGAAAATGGAAAAACCTGAAGAAGTAGTGGAAAAACCTGAAGAAGTAGTGGAAGAAGTAGTGGAAGAAGTAGTGGAAGAAGTAGTGGAAGAAGTAGTGGAAGAAGAAACAGCGGTTATTGAAGAACCGTGGATGAAAGCGGAAGAATCCGGTGAGCAGGCATCCGATGATCCAGCTAAACAAGTGCCGGTAGGCAAATTTGTTGCACTGAAGAAAAATCTCAGAGGTAAAATTTCTGATAGAGACGATGAAATAGAACGGCTTAAACAAGAAAATTTGGCTTTAAAGACTTCGCCGCCATCAGTACCAAAGGATTTGAAAAGTCCTGTCCAAGAAGATTTCGAAGATGAACAAACTTATCGAAAGGCTGTGGACAAGTATTATGATGAACGGATGAATGAAACTTTTCTAAAAAATAAACGCAAAGACGAACAAAAGAGTAAAGTTGTCCAATTGCAAAGAGCAACTTCTGAAGCTGTCGATGGACATTACGAAAGAGCGGCAAAATTAGTGGAAAATAGCGGGATAAAACCTGATATTTACAAACAAGCTGATTTAACTGTACGTTCAGCAGTTGAGACGATTAAACCCCAATTTGGGGATAAAATTGTTGATCAAGTTATTTCGATTTTGGGAGAAGGTTCTGAGAAAGTGATTTATTTTCTCGGCAGAAATCAAGCGGCATTAAACAAGTTCCAAACGCTGCTGACTTCTGATCCTTCAGGAATGAAGGCAGCTGTTTATCTCGGATCGGAAAAACAACGTTTAACGCAACCTAAAAAATTAACTTCAAACGCACCTACTCCAGCCGCTAATGCAAAGGGTGATCAAAGTGGTGGGGCTAACGCTACGGCTTTAAAACGCGATTACGATAAAGCGCATAAAAAGCGAGATACGCAAGCAGCCTATAATGCTAAGAAAAACGCAAAAGCGATGGGTGTAGACGTTTCTAAATGGTAAGGAGAATTGAAAAGTGGGACTTACAACAGGAAAAATCGCAGAAATAATGTTTGAAAGTACAAAGGAGACATTTGAATCACAAGATCAAATGCTTTCTTTGGTGGATTTTCACGAACCAGATGCCGGCATGTTTCAAAATGCTGGTAATGTCGCTTGGTATCCAGTTGAACAACACGCACCAGTTATCGCAGGTTGGGATATGACCGGCGAAGAGACCGGTATTATAGAAGAAACCTACCCGGTTATTCTCGGGACACCGTCAAATGATTTTGTGCGCCAGAGAATCGACGATATGCGTGATAAACGTTTCTGGGAAAAACGCGGAAAAGCGTCTGGTCGCCGTCAGGCTTCGGAATTAAATAAATTGATTGCTTCAGCTATTACGTTACAAGGATCAATTTTTTATCGTTCCAACGAAGCTTCTGGTTATGATTTTATCGCTGAAGCGCAAGCGCTTATGAATGAGCGTCAATTGGCTACATCTAAGCGGCATTTTCTTTTAAATGACCGTGATCTTCTCACTTTTGCCTCTGATCTTGCCGCTAGACAAACCTTGCAAGGCAAACCAGACACGGCCTGGGCAACCAGTCAGATCGGTCAAAATATTGCAGAATTTGACATTTTCACAGGATCTTTTCTTCCCAATTTGACCGGCGGAGTAGATCCGGCTACTACTGTAACGGGCGATCATTCATTTTCTCCCGAAGGCGGTTCAGTGAACTCGTCTACAGGTGTCGTTATCAATGTAGATTATCGCATTGCAGTCCTTATTGTAGCAGCTTCCACAGACTACAATATTGGCGATAAATTCACGATTTCCAACAACGGAACTCCAGTTACGGCTTTAGGTTTAGACGATAAAAATGATACCGGCGAAGCAATGACTTTTACAATTGTGGGAAAACCGGATTCCACGCATATTCAAATTTATCCAAAACCTATTGCTCTGGACGATCCTGCTTTGACGTCTGTTGAAGCCGCGTACGCTAATATTGATACGCAAATTCTTGATACGGCCACTGTAGATCGTCTTAATACGGATTCCGCGAATAAAGTTAATTTATTTTGGGAAAAATCAGCCGTTGAAGTTATCGGCGGCTCAATTCCGGCGGAACTTTTTTCGCAATATGACGGTATGAAAGTTATTTCAGACACATTGTCCAACGGGCAAAAGCTGTACATGATTTACGACGGAGACATTGCAACGTTGAATTTTCGTTATCGGCTATTCACGTGGTACGGAATTACCATTAGCGCGCCTCAAAATTGCGGCGTCGCTGTAACTTATTAATCCTTAAGTAAAAATTAAAAAGGGAAACAGGAGATAAAAGAGCTCTTGTTTCCCCTTAAGGAGAAAAAGTATGAAAGCACAAATTCTTGAGTTTATGCATCATCAATTGATCCCTGAACAATTGTCCAGCCCAATCGTTGCGGTTGCCCTTGATGCCCTTGTTATTCCTGTAACGCATCCTTATGTACAGAAAACAACTGGCGCGGACGCGGAAGCTTTAACCCTTGCTGATGGACTTGCAGGTCAATTTCTGGTTGTGAATCTTAAAACTGATGGCGGCGGAGCAGGTACAATTACTCCTGCGACAGCTACCGGATGGGCTACAGCAGTTCTCGACGAGGCAGGTGACAATTTCACCTTTTTTTATGTTGACGATACGATTGGTTGGATTGTTCTCGGTGCTGTCGGCGTTTCTGCCGCGCCAGTCATTAGCGTTTAACGTTTCACTTTAACATTCTACCTGGTTGTTTTAAACGACCTTGAACAAGGAGAATAAGTTATGTTTGGAGCGAATAAAGATTTTTTTCATACTGGCCTACGTGTAGGACGCAGTGATCTTCATGCAATGATGGATGGAATGGGACCTGGAGATCATTATTTTGTTGACTATCGTAATGGTAATGATGCAAATGACGGCAAAACATGGGCAAAAGCTTTTCGTACATATAGTAAAGCCGTTGACGCGGTTGTCTCGAATCACAATGACGTTATTCATATTAATGGGGACAGTGAAGTCCTTGAGGCTTCCATGGTTACAATTAGTAAAAATCGCGTACATACCATTGGACATAATGGCGCTCTTGGTCTCTTTGGCCAGGGAGCCAGGATTGCTTGTAACGCCACCTCAGGAGCAACTAACATTGCGTCAGTTCAAAATACTGGTGTAAGGAACACGTTTGTAGGCCTTAAAATTTCAAGTGCGATGGTGATTACTGAAAGCCTATACGCCTTTGTAGAGGCTGGAGAGTTCACGCGATTTTTTAACTGTTCTTTCTACAAATCCTCTGACCTGGATAACGCTGGTGCTTCCGAAATGGCCTTGAACGGTGAGAGTACAATGTTTTACGATTGTACTTTTGGAAGTTCTGTTAACATAACTGGCAATATTCGTGCTAATGTCCTTCTTACAGGTGGGATTGTTTCGGGCAAAAAATGCAAGGGTGCTTATTTTGAAGATTGTTTGTTTTTATCAACAGCGGACGACACTGACAAAGTCATGGTTTACGGAGCAAACGCCACTGACGTTGAACGAATGCTTTTGATGAAGAATTGTGTATTTATGAATAATCTTTTAAGTGCAGGAACTCCCGCTCATGCAGTTGGTTTTGGTGCTGCGCAAACCCAGGGGACAGTTCTTCTTGTTAACTGTGTTAGTGTTGATTGCACTGTAATGGCTGAAGCGGGAGTAGGAATTTATGTGTCTGGCTCGGTTCCTACATTCGCAACTACAGGAGTGGCCTTAACCGCTTAAACACGGGATCAAAGTAAATGACTACCAAGATTGACCTTGTAAATGACGCGTAT